AAATAGTTGCTTCAATTGAGCAAAGAATTGGAAGAAAAGGTTGGTGGCAAGTTTACGGACTTGGACAACTTGGTGAAGTTGAAGGAAAGATTTATAAAGATTGGATAATATTAGATGAAATTCCAAAAGAAGTTAGACTGCTTAGATATGGTTTAGACTTTGGTTATTCAAATGATCCTTCATCTTTAGTCGCAATATATAAATATAATGATGCATATGTCCTTGATGAAATTTTATATCAAAAGGGGATGAGTAATAGACAAATTGCAGAAACGATTTTAACATCTGGTAATGGTTTTGTCGTAGCCGATAGTGCAGAACCTAAGTCAATAGATGAAATAAAAACCTTTGGAATAAATATAATAGGTGCAAATAAAGGTCGTGATTCTGTTTCTAATGGTATTCAATTTGTTCAGGACCAAAAAATCTTTGTTACAAAAAGGTCAATAAATATTATCAAAGAATATAGAAACTATTTATGGGTTACAGATAAAGATGGACATATTTTAAATGAACCAGAACACGAATATTCACACAGCATGGATGCAATTCGTTATGCAATAGCTTATAATATAGTTAATAAACCTTCACAAATATATCAAACAGAAGGAGTTAAACCACTTTTTGAAGAATGGGGTATATGATAACACTCTCACCACAAGAAGAATACATAATTAAAATATTAAGAGAGGCAAAACCTTTTGAGCAAATTACTATAACAAAAGATAAAGCTGGTGTTCCAGATTCATATCTAGTTCTTAGGAGTCAAAAAATAATGATTAGCCAAATTGATATAAGAGAGGTAAAATAAACTTGCACTATTTTTTAATAGTAGTATAATTATAATATAATAAAAACACTTCACGAAGAACGGAGGTGATGAAACCCAAAAGGTTTTGTCATCTCCTTTTTTAATATAAAACATATGGATGAACAAACAATTACAAAAGTAACACTAGACGATGTATTGATAAGTCAACATATTCAAGACAAAGATGCATCTGTTAAGTTTAAAGACAGAAGATTTTCTCAATGGAATGAGAACTATTTACTATATAGAGATAAGGTTATTACAAACAGACTTACACAAAGACAAGCTATTAATGTTCCTATCATTAGAGAAACTATTCAAACATGGATTTCAAAGATTGATGAAGCTCCTATATTGAAATTTGAAACACGAGATAGAGGAAATAAAGCCGGTAACGGAGAAATTATTTTGAATGAACTATGGTTATACTATTTTGATTATCTAAAACTAGACTTGTTAGACAACATGGAAAAAAAGATTGTTGGACTACAAGGAAGAGTATTTAAGAAATGGGGCTTTGCACAAAATAAAATATTCTGTGATGTTATAGATCCATTTGATATTGATATAGATCCAAAATGTAATTCACTTGATTTAGAATCTGCAAATTACATTATTCATAAAAATATTTTTAAATCTTTAAGACAAATTCTTGCTAATAAAAGTTATTCGGAAAAAGCAAAGTCAGAATTAAAGATATACCTTGATACAAAACAAGGACTTATTGCCTGTGCTGAAACTAGAGAAGCATATGATGAAAAAATGGAAAGATTATCTAAACTTGGGGTAGATAACTATGATGAATTTAGAGCATCTGATGTTTTAGTTGATATAAACGAATCATATAAACTTATTTGGAACGAAAAAGAAAATAGATTTGTTAGAAATTTGATAGTTATTGCTGCAGATAAAGTTGTTTTGTATAACAAACCATTAAAAGAAGCTATCGGAATTGAAAGACTTCCTATTGTTTCTTGGGCTTCAGATCCAGATTTGAATGATATCTGGTCCGATGGTATTGCTGATTCAGTAAGAACATTTAATAAAATATGTAATATATACATATCACAGGACTTAGAAAATAGAAGTTATAGAAACTTTGGTATGTATTTCTTTAATACTCTTAATGGTATTTTTCAACCTAGATCACTTGATCCAAAGCCATTTGGTATGTATGGAGTTCCTGGAAATCCTGAAGAAATGGTTAAACAGATGAAGATTGAACCACTAGGAGATACAGCAGCACAAATTGAATGGTTAAAGAATTTGATTCAATCATCAGTTGCACAAACACCTACAGAGAGAGGAGTAACAGAAAAAGGAAATGCTACACTTGGAGAAATACAATTATCTCTAAAACAATCAACGGGTAGAAATACTGTTGTTGCAAAAAATTATAGAACAGCTTGGAAAGAATCAGGTCTTATATTCTATGATTTATTGAATGCTAACTTTAGAGGAGTATTTAGACTTTATAAGAAAGCATCAAATGGAGAATACAGATCTAAGGACATTGTCGCTACAGATTGGCAAAATCCTGCAGGATATGAAGTAAAAGTTGTTATAAAATCTGAAAAAGATGCTGATGATGACTTTGATTTAAAGAAATTGGCTTATATAAAGAATTCATTCCAAGCAAATCCTACTGCTATTAAGATAGCTAAAGAGAAAGAATTGAAGTTGTTAGGATGGACAGATGAAGAGATACAACAAGTTATGCAAGGTGAAATGCAATCCCAAATGCCTGTATCACAAACTACAACTAATCCTTTATCAGAAAATAATCTAATTGAAAAATAATATGCCTAGCAAATTTGAACAACAACTAAAGGAACATACACTAGAAGAAGAAAAGAAGTTTGATGATATTTGTAATACGCTTGAAAAGATTAAAGATAACCACCTTGCACACATAGAAAAAAATATTACAGATATTAACCTTACACACACAGAAATGAAAACAGACCTTGCTTGGTTGTTAAAATTTTTCTGGCTTATTATGGGAAGTTCAATAGGGGCATTAGTAACATCAGTATTTAATTTAATATCAAAATGATAAACATACTAGAAAAATATTTGAATAAGATAGGAGTAAAAAGTTATGCAGAACTTACTTCTGAAGAAAAAGAAACCTATAAGATATGGGAAGAATCTATATCTGGTAGAAAATTGACTGATAATGAAGTAAAAACATTTCTAGAACAAGAATTAGACATAGCTATAAACAAGATGACAGAAACGAATTTAAGCCAAGAAGATATGATATTTAGAAAAATGGAAGTAAAGTTTATTAGAAAAGTATTAGGTTTCCTTGATGGACCACGCAGAGAAAAGGAACTTGTAGAAAAACAAATAGCCAGTCAGTTATAAGGTCGTATGGTTATCGCACCTGAACAAAAGCGAATATTATTAGCTCTTTAACAATAAAATATGAGAGAAGATTTAAAAAGAATTCTTGCGAAAGAAACTTTATCTGACACTGATATAAATATATTGGTTAAAAATAAAGATTTCTTATCACAAGAAGAAAAAGTTAGACTAGGTTTATCTGCACCGGTTCAAAAAGAAGAGCCGATAGTAGTAGAAGAACCTAAGGTAGAGGAAAAGATAGAGGTAAAACCTGTTAAAAAAGGTAAAACTTCTAAGAAAATTTAATAATTTAATTTGCCAAACTCCTTAATAGGAACGGCACAACATTATATGACAATAGATCCAAACTCATTTGATCAAGAATTAAAGGACGGACAAAATCCTAACCCTGAAAATCTAGATAAAGGAACGGAAGGGAATGGTAACCCAAATAACCCAGCACCTGGAACCGAACAGGTTGTTGATTACCAAAAAAAGTTTTCAGATTCATCTAGGGAAGCTCAAAGACTTATTGAAGAAAATAAGAAACTAGAAGCTGACCTTGCCGAAAGGGATAGATTACTCAGTGAAAAAGGTAGCCAAGAGTTAGCTCCTGGCGAAATTACAGAATTATATCCAGGTTTTGAACAATTAGATCCAGAAGCACAAGAAAATCTCATAAAGTTTACTAACAACATTACTAAAAAAGCTCAAGCAGAGATTTTAAAAGACCCTGCAATAGCTTATTCAAGAAGCGTTTATAGTGAAAAGAGATGGGATGATGCATTTGATTCAATCGTTCAAAAATATCCTGAACTTAAAGATAATAAAGATGATTTTAAGGTTAAATATTACAAACCAGGAAATGTTCCAGCTAATATTGAAAATATATTAGAAGATATTTCAAAAATCTATCAAGATAGGTGGAATCAATAAAAAAGGCAAGTAATAACCAAAAGAAAAATATTGCTACTTTATAATAGGTGTGAATGTAATCACTGATGAATGAAAAAACACCTCCATTAAGCCATAACAAAGGTATTAATCCTATTATTAAATGAATAATATATAATTT